TAGTTATTCCATAAAAGTTTGGTTCATTTCCTGACTGTCCTAGTGAGCCATTTACAATGGAATATTCAGTTGGTAAGTCATTCCAGAAAACCTCAAAATGCCCGCTTGCTAGTTTCTTTGTTGTCATCATTTTATTCCCCAATTAACTTTCGTTATCTAATACATTTAACGCACGATCTAACGATCCATAACTATCCACAAGCAACATTTTTCCATTAGATTCATAGTAGATTGAATAATCATCAGCAGAATCTTGAGCTATGCAATACTTAACTCCATCATTGCCAACTCTTGAATGAACTATTTTAGATGTAATCATTTTATTCCCCTTTCTGTTTCTTATTAACTTGGGTCTATTATTTCAGGTATAACGCACAACGTAAAGCGCTATTTATAGGCAAAACAAATTAAAATAAAATAATACTGATTAAATAACGGAAAAATAGACGATGAAAATATTGAAAGTGACCACAAAAGTGACCACGCATAAAAAAGGCTCAGGTGAATTAACACCTAAGCCTTTGATTTATTTGGAGCTAGTGAGGGGATTCGAACTCCTGACCGGCTGATTACAAATCAGGCTATATATAGTTACAAGGCTTCCATCCGTCATCACTCTTGTTTCACTTTAGTACCAAAATCGTTAAAAATCAACGCGCTTAGTGTATCAAAAAGTTTCATTGTATGCTACTTTGTTCAAAACGGCATGTTTAAGACCGTTACCAAAGTGACCACAAAAGTGACCACAAAATATTTCTAGGGCTAACAATGAAATTTACTGATAATTTTTTAAAGGGTTTAAAACCTAATGACTCTGCTTATCGAATTTTCGAAAAATCAGTTGATAAAGGTTTTGGGGTTAAAGTTATTCCATCGGGAAGCGTGTCCTTTTATGTCCAATACTCAACTGATAAAAAACAGCGATTTTTCCATTTAGGTAAATACCCGTCAACCACACTTGCCGATGCAAGAGAAAAATGCCGTGCCACTAGGGTTTTAATTGACACTGGAACAGATCCACAAAAACAAGAAATAAACACCACAGGCACTTGTCTTGAGTTGTTCACTTATTATATAGACGGAATGAAACAGGATGGCAAAAGAACATGGCACGATGTTGAAGTAACGCTTATGACAAACTGCAAAGATCTTCTTACTATAAACGCTTGCGATGTTACGCCCTCACATATAAAGAAAATATTGCACGCGGTTATTCAGCGCGGTTCGTTGGTTCAATCAAATCGGCTAAGATCTTATTTGCGGCGCGCTTTCGAAGTCGGTATATTTCACGATAACTCACCTTTTCAAATAGAGTCATTGACCCTCTACAACATCACGACCAACCCAGTTGTTGCCGTTCCAAATAATACTGCGGCAGAAAGCGTAGGTGAGCGGGTGCTTTCATTCGATGAACTAGCAATCCTATGGAACTATACTGGCAAAAACTTAACCTATTCAGTCGCTATAGCATTAAAGCTCATTATTGCTTTTGGGGGTATGAGAACGGGCGAAGTAACTCGCGCATTGATTGACGAGTTCGATTTTGAAGCGATGGTTTGGTCAATGCCTCCAGATCGAACCAAAACGGGTAAGGTCACTGGTCGGTGGCATCTTTTACCGATTACCGAATTATGTAGCTATCTAATAAAGAGCCAAATGGCTTTGTATAACGACACGCCCTGCTTGTTCCCCAACAAGTGGGATCATGAGCGACCTCAATCAGATACGGCGCTTAGTCATGTCGTTAAAAAGTTCTGCCTGTTAGAAAACTTTGAACCATTCACAGCAAAAGATCTACGCCGAACAGTTAAGACCCGAATGGGCGAGCTAGGCATAAAAAAATCCATTCGAGATAGGATACAAAATCACGCGCTAACGGATGTAAGTTCAAAGCATTATGATCGCTGGGATTATATGCCGGAAAAAAAAGAGGTTTTAGACTTGTGGGCAAAAACCTTACTAGAGCTTAAATAGTGTCGGCAATGTCATCAGCGCCCTCAATATTTTCAACTGAATCAAAATCAGTTGGCACAGCAATTTCAGCCTCAACCGTACAAGTGTAACCTCCAGATCCGAGGTTATGCACAACGCTGGTAATTATCCAATCGCCATTCACTCCATCACGAAAGTCGGTTGTAGTCATCATAACTTCTGCCGCCAGCTCAGGGTGTCCGGGCATTGTAAGGGTGAGTTTAGCTTTTTGACGCGCTCTGCGTGACAGTTCCGCCTTTGCCGCCGCTATTGCAGTTGCCTGATCGGTAAATTGAGTTTTAATTGAGGTTTCAGGCTCTCCCGTTCCAACGGTAACAGCGTGATTAGTGCTAGATGCGACTGGCGCATAAAAGATGGGTTTAATTTCTGTCTTTTTATCGCTCGATTTATCGCTTGATTTCTTATGCTTAACTTTAATGTGGTGACGTTTAGCGGTGTCAATATTATGCCAATAAACCCGAACAGTGCCAGACTCCTCCCGCTTTGCTAGTACAACATGATAGCTGGTAACGTCCGACGGCACGACAGACAATTTAAAGTCCTTGCCGCTCATGGTTTTGCCCTCGGCTTTTTTTGCAACGATCAATTTCCCCGCCGCAACTTTTACCGCTCCATCAAACCGCCGACAAATCCTAAGCAAAAAATGCAGATCCGATTCATCGACTTGATAAACTCCATGCACGATCAAATTTTGTATTGATTTTGAAACGACGGGTTCAAGCCCATGCTCTTTAGCAATGGTTTTAACCATAGTGGTTATTGTGCTTTCATTCCAGCGTCGATTTTTTTGAGTCTGTAATTGTGACTCGCCACCTTTGCTTGCGTCAAACGTCGCAGATCTAGCGCGCACAATAATAGTTTCTGGATAACCCTCCAGCTCCACTTCATCAACTACAAACTTGCCCATATACTGAGTAACGTTGTCATAACCCAAATGCAACATGAGTTCAGCGCCAGTTTGGGGCATTGCAATTCTTTCGTCGTGTTTTCCGTCGCTGATATGAATTTCTAGTTTATCAGATGCCAGCCCCGCCGCATCGGTATAGCTAAGACTGATTAGCCTTTCTTCAAGTTTCTTTGATATGTCATTTCCATTGGCTTCAATGATCCATTGAGGCTGGCGACCGACCTTGCTCAATCCCATAATTTAATACCAGCGGCTTTAGATTGACTGGTAAAATCAGGCAAATTGATAACGACGCCATAAGGGTAAGTAACCCCAAGATCCGCAAGATTTGGGTTGGCTAAAAAAACTTGCTCAACAACGCCATTTTCAACACTGCCGTAATATTTCCAAGCAATATAGTCGAGCGTGTCACCCTCTCTAGTCGTGTAAGTAGTAGCCATTTAAAACATTCCTTTTACAGCGGCAATCAGTTGGTCGTAACCGTCGCCGACTGAGAAATTGCGCAAGGTTAGGTTAAACTCGATCTTTTTAGCGACTCCAAAGGCGGCAAATACAGTATGGGTTTCTTCGATGGTTTCAATCACATACTCGCCTAAAATTCCGCCTGCAACCGTAATCATCATTTGCGGAACACCCGACGCGGCAAGCACTCTTAATTTATCAATCTGACCCGTGCCACCTTTGTATTCCGGATAAATAACACCAGCCAGTGTGATAGTTTCCGGTCCAGTGCCACAATATTGCAAAACCTCATGCGCGCCGAAAACCTCCTGCGCCGACCATCGGTAAGTATTGTTTCTTTTAAAATCCTGATACGCCGCCGTGTTAAGCGAAAATAAAAAATCACCCAACATCAGTTGCGGTATGTAGCCAGTTAATGAATCAAGAAACGATGCAACGCCATTAATTGCAGAAGTGGGTATGCTTTGCGCCTTGCTTGCTATGCCATCGAATAGATCACCCATGCCAGCCATTAGTAAGCCCCTGCCATCGCTGAGTCATACATGTTACTGCGCTTATCAGCCTTGTCGTTATGCTTCATTTTTTTGACGATCCGGTTAGCTAATTCTTCTGAATTTTCTCCAGCGTTTTGGGTGATCTTAATATCGTTGTTTATCACGCTTGAATGATTACCTGAACGACTAGGCACTTTGGGTGGTGCTGGTGGAGTAAGTGCAGATTGAGCGGTATTAGCAGATCCACCGAATGAAAAAGCAGGCTTGACCGACGCCTGTGCAGATTGAGAAACAGGCGCAGATCCACCAAAAGAAAAGGCAGATTTTATGGATGGCTCAGGCGCAGATTGAGCGGCAGGAGCAGATCCACTGAATGAAAAAACAGACTTGACCGATGCCCACGCATTACCGATGGCTTGTATTTTCGACATTATCCAAGTTTCAGCGTTGGTAATCGTCGCAAGCATGTCGCTCCACAATGATTGCCACCATGCTTTAATAGGTTCCCAGTTTTGATAGATCAAAGCCGCCGCCGCCGCAAGCACTCCGATTACCAAGCCAATCGGGTTGGTCATCAGTGCAATTTTCATCGCGTTGAAAGCAAAAGTAACTGCACCAATGCCAAAACTGACCGCCTGAAAACCCGCGTACAATCCACCCAACGTAGCGGCAACAGCAATCACATTACCGACCAAAGTTTGATGCTCTCGAACAAAATCAGCAATGCTCGATGTTGCACTAGCAAAAGATCCCATGACCCGATTAACGGCGGGTAAAAGTACGCTTCCGATATTAACGCCGACCTCCACCAATCTATTTTTAGTGATCTCAAACTGAGCGGAAGTTGTCGCAAGAGTCGCCGCAAATTCTCGACCCATCGAGCCTTCAGCTTTCTGACTGTTCGCCATTTCGATTTGCTTGCGATACTCGCCTAAATTTCCAGCCAGTTTTGCAATCGTGTCAGAATGTTCAAGCCCGACCATTTCAACCAACACGCCCGTGCGTTTTGCTTTAGGCAATTTATTGATCGCATCCATCACTTTCAATATTGTGCCTTGCGAATCCATCTGCATGCCTTTCTGAACAGCCGCAGTAGATAAGCCGATTTCAGCCATTGCCGATTTAAACTTTTTAGTGCCTTTATCAGCCGCCGCGAATTTCTGAAACAAAGCGTTTGTGGCTGTACTGGCAGTTTCTGATCGCTCACCTAAACTTAGCAAGGTTGAACCTAGCGCCGCCATTTCTTTGCCAGTCACTTTAACAGATCCGGCAACACCACCCGTGCGAGTTAGGAAGTCAATAATGTCAGCGCCTTTCGAAATAGCGTTATCATCAAGATAATTGATAGCATCAGCCAAGCCGCCAATGTTTGGTATGGGTATTTTGAATAGGTTAGCAATCTTACCCATTTGATCCGCGAGTTCGCCCGCGGGTAAATCAAACGCCGACGCCATCATGCCAGCCGTGCGGGTAAATCCTATTAACTCATTCTTAGCGATGCCCATCCGAGCGCCCGCCGCCGCCATGTCAGCAATTTCGTTGGTGGCGATTGGCATTTCACGCCCAAGCAGTTGGATCTGCTTCGACATTTCATAATAAACATTGGTGAGCTTACCGCTTGAATCGCGCGCACCATCAACTTGCTTTGCAACGCCCAGCATAGCTTTTTCAAAAGCCGCCGCCTGAATGATCGGCACAAAAGCAGTCGCCGCCACCGCCGCCGTTGCACCAATCGCAACACCAGCAGAAGCCATCCGACTTGCCCCTGCCTCTTTTCCAGCATGTGCTTTAGCTAATCGTTGTTGAGCCGCCCTTGCCTTTTCAATCTCAGCAGTAACGCTGGCATATTTTGCGCGCAAGCCATCAACATTCTTGCCCATCGCGCCAAAAGTTTGTATGCCTTTTCCAAGCAAACTTTGTTCGCGCTCCAGAGTCCGAATAGCCGAGCCGATTTCTTTTAATTTATCGCGAGTAGATCCGAGGGCGCTTTTAAGAGAGCTGGCAACAGCGCCGCCGATAGTGATAGTTGCATTTAATTTTTGATTAGCCATTTTTTGGAAGTCCCTCAATCCACCACACAAATGCAGAAACCCGCATTGCAGTTAATTCATTAAGACCC